CGTCTTGGTGAAGAAGTGATCTCTGAAGGAAAGCAAGAGTGCCCTGAGTGTGGTGGTAAAGGATGTAAGCACTGCGGAGGCAAGGGTTACCACAAGACTCATGATTGCTCCAAGAAAATTAAGCACGAATCATTCGGTGTTGGTGTCTGTCTCCATGGACAACATGCTGTTCCATCTTCAATCGACGGCAGCATTGCATGGTATGATGTGATGTTCGAGCATGGCATTGAGAAGAATGTTCCTTCTGCTGACATGCAAGTCTTGGTGTTTGAAGCACACAATGAGCATGTCGATCANGAAGGTGGAATGGTTGAAGGTTACGGTAAGAAGAAAGCAAAGGGTTCAGCTATCAAGGTCATGCCTAAGAAAGATGATCTGGTGACTGAGAAACTAGATGCCGTTGGTAAAGAAGATGGTGATGTAGACAATGATGGTGATAAGGATAAGTCTGATAAGTATCTGATGAATCGTCGCAAGACGATTGCTAAGAAACTGATGCAGCAGAAGACTACAGACCATGATCGCAAACGTTCTGGACTACAGTCTGAAGACACTGAGGTTACTGAAGAGAAGAAACCTTTGCCTAAGAACAAGATGTTCCGTAAGGCAGGAAACTTGGGACGTGAAGTTGTAAGTCCTTCTGTGACTGATGATCAACGTCAGAAAGCATATGATCGTTCTAAGAAAATTGTTAAGACTCTGAACAAAGAAGGTTATGGTGTTGGTGATGTAGATCAGAAACTCAAGACTGACAGGAACATGTTCCAGGTCTCTAAAGGTGATCAGGACGATGCAAAAAAGAGACTTCTTGCTAAGGCAGCTGCCAAGAGAAAGGAGAAGACTGGCCTAAAAAAGGAACAATTTTGTGATGAAGCAATGTCCTCTTATGATAGAAATCGTAAGAGAGCAGCACAAAGAGCAGCAGACAGAAACGCAGCAAGAGCAGCAGGTAAAACTGGTGTAGTCCCTGGTGTTGGTTATGTATCTCCTAGAAAGGAGAAAGAAACATACACTGACGAGAAAGGAACTGTCCGTCATAAGTCTGGTGCTAAGAATGAAGGTGTAGAGTTTGCAGGGAACTATGAAGGTCCTCTGTATGCACCACACCCTGATGTGATCTCTGAGATGCCCTATCAAGTTATGGGTTCTCCCGATGGCAAGAAGGAGAAGAAGATCGGCAAACCTGTGAAGAGCAGGAAGTATGCTGANNCNAGAGCANCAGAACTTGCTGATACTCACAAGAAAACTGGTGGTAAGTATCGTTCTGAGTACACAGANGAGACCATTCTTGAGCGTGGTGACCACTGGCATCCAGATCCTGAGAAGGATAAGAAACTGGGTGGACCTGGTGCTAATGCTCGTGCCCGTGAGGATTCTGCTGCAGCATCCAAACCTAAAGAAGATCCTAAGAAACTGAAGAAGGGTGAGTCCTACATGGACTATTCCAAACGTCAGAAGGCATCAAGACCAAAGTCCTCGTACAGTGCAAGTGGTAGCACTGCTCGTGAACGTCTTGCCAAGGCAGGTGCAAAAATGTCACCTCCTAAAAAAGATGGTGTTTTTGGTAAGATCAAACGCAAGTTGGGTCTAACAAAAGAAGAACTTGAACTGGATGAGCGTACACGTTATGCTAAGGAGACTGGTAAGGATCCTCAGACTGGTAACCCATCTGAAAAAGGTGGTACTATCAAACCTGGATCTGCTATGTCAAAGGTTCGTAAGAGTCTTGCTGGTCAGGGTCTGATGTCATCTAGACGAAAGGCAATTGAACCACAAGGTAAGAAGAAAGAAAAGGGTGCTAAGGGTTATCAGGGACAAACTCCTGTAGATAAGATCAAGGGAGACCTTGCTCGTAAGAGAGCACCTAAGAAAGATCCATACAATTCACGATTTGATTGATATATAGTATTAAACCCCCTTGAGGAATTATAATGACTTCATTTTTACTACCACTAGCAGCAAAAATTGTTAACGCAGCTGTTGCTAAGATCCCTGATGATGCAGAACTCGGTGAGAAACTCATCGACATCTGTCTTTTGATTATTGGTAAGGCAGTTAAACTGACAAAGACCAAAGCTGATGATCAACTCTTCGCACAAGTCGAAGCAGCAATCAAGGCAAGGGATTGAACAAGAGGGGGGGAAACTTCCCCCCTTTATAAATATCTTTTAGAAACGATTACAATCAATTAGGAGTACAATGGCAGTCTTCGGAAAACTAGACGCAAAAGTAATGGGAACCGATGTGACTGTGACCAACGGTGATGCTACCGTGGGTACAGCAGGTGACTTTACTGACGCAACAGATAATCTGGTCAACGTAGGTGACATCCTGGAACTGTCAGGTGTTGCTTACATTGTGAAGGAGGTGACCAGTGCTACGGCAATCGAACTCCACACAACATATGCAGGTTCTACAGCAACCATTGCTGCAGCATCTGCTGTACGCAGAACTGCTCCTAAGGCAGTTGCTGAGTATGTTATCAAGGGTGGTGACACTGCCCCTGGTGAACTTCTCTTTGTTGACCTCACTGAGGCAGCACTAAATGAGAACAAGTCCCGTGGCATCACTGGACCTGGTTGGTGGAAGTACAGAACATATGTAACTGCTGCTGGTGATACTAAGCATAAGTCAGAGTGCATTGCATTTGTCTCTGCAGCAGCTGCTGACTCTGGTGACGATGCCGATGATACTTTGGTTGCCGACGTGGCATCTGCAGTAACCATCACAGTCCAACCTGCAGCATCCACTAGTTCCTCTGGTGCTGGTACGTTTACTCTTACCACTACTACCACAGGCACACCTGGAGCACTTGCATATAAGTGGCAGAGACAGACTGCAACCGCAACTCGTGCTTGGAAAGACATTACTGCTTCCCTTGACACTGGTATCACCTATGCAGACTTCACTACAGCAACTCTTGCTTACAGTGCTCTCGCAGCAGCTGGTCTAGATGGTTATAAATACAGAGTGGTCATCACCTCAGCAGGTGGTACAGAAGAGATTATCTCTGACGGTGCAGCAACGGTCACATTCGGTACTTGATGCCTCATGAGATATGCGATTCGACGAGTTGAACGAGGCTAATTACCTCTTCTTTGCAATTAAAAATTATAATAATCCTCAAAGTGTCACGTGTGATGACTTTGAGGATGATATGAAAAGATTCAAATATCTTAAAAGGTTACTGAGAAAATACAAAAAGAGTGGTGTTCTTCGTACACACCTCATTTTAAATCACGTAATGGTATTATATAACGTGTTTGATGAGGCTGCGACACCACTCTTGTTTTATAAAATTGAAGAAGAACACTGGGATGTTCTTAAGACTTTCATGTTGTTTATAGGACGACTGAGAGAGTCTGATTTACTAAATATTTCTACTGACAAAACCGTATACGAGGAACTTAAGGGTGTTTAATGAAGACGCACCGACAAACAGTGTTGGAACAGGTGGTGAAGTCTCATTGCCCCCTGATTCAGAACCTGGAGTCCGTAGAAAAAAAAGAAAAGATGCACTTCTTGCTATCAAGAAGATGCTTCAGAAAAAGTTCCCCATGTCCGAAGCAGCAAACTTCGGATTTAAAGTTGAACTACCTCATTTGGGAGAAGTGATTGTCTATGGTCAAAGTGAAGCAGAGATCCGTAAGGTTCTCAGACGTTACATCAGACCTCCTTATCTTGATAAGAATGTAAAAATTGATAGAGTATATCCAACTGGTATCATCAAACATTATACAGACAAACGCAACGATGCAATTCGTGGCAGAAAAGATGTGAAGATGCCAAACTATGCTCAAGCAATATCTCAAGACCTCAAACTGAAGGAAGAAGTTGAGACGATGAACTCGAAAGAGTTTCTTAATAAGCAGAAAGAACTTATTAAGAAGACTATACAAAAAAGATTGAGGGCAGAGAGATCTGACAACCAACACAAATGCGACTAATGCTATTCGGATTTAGCAAATTACAAGTTCTAGAATCTAAACTTGACATCTACGAGGATCTCTCCAAAGAGATGCTTGACAAGTTAGAACGTGCAGTCACTACCATTTCAGACAATAGCAACAAGATTGCCATTGTCCTGGAGAGGCATGAGAATAGATTGGATGAAGGTGACAAAGCCAATCAAGCAATCATTAAAATGATTGAGGATCATCAGAAGTATGTTGATAAGATGATTGAGAGAGTGAATGAGAAGTTCACTTCAATCGAAAATAAGGTTGATGAGAATCAAAAGTTGCTGTGGATGGTTACCTGGAGTGCTGGTGCAGTCATCGTTGCTATTCAGATACTTCCCCTCCTTGGATTCCAGTTGACACCTGCACCAAAAACTGCTATGGTGGATGAAGGAAAATTGCTTCTGTCTTATGAATCCTGTGGACGTGAAGTTTGTCCGACTTCTATCAACACGGTGTGAAAAATTTACAACTAAGAAGACAGACCTCTATCAATTAAGGTGCCCATACTGTGGAGACTCACAGAAGCACAAGAATAAAGCAAGAGGTTACTTCTTTGGTAAACAACAACGACTTTTCTATAGGTGTCACAACTGTGGAATAGGGAGATCTTTGTCTTCTTTTTTAAAGGAGATTGCCCCAGACCTTCATGGTCCATACAATCTTGAGTCTTTCTCTGGAAGAAAGTCTTACACTAAGAGTCAAGTCACACTAGAAGAATCTGTGTTTGCAAAACCTGTGTTCAAAGTTAGTCCTGGTAAAGAGTTACCAACGATTGACCGTCTAGACTTTGAACATCCTGCTCGTAAATATCTTGAAAGTAGAATGATTCCAGATTTGAGTAAATTCTACTACACAGATAATTTCAAAAGGTGGGTAAATAGTGTCACCCCAAAATTCAATTCACTGGATCACGACGATGCGAGGATTATTATTCCTCTTCTGGATGAGGAGGGTGAATGGATGGGTTTCCAAGGACGATCCCTAGATCCTAAGGCAACACTTAGGTATATTACAATCATGCTTAATGAAGAGGACCCTAAACTTTATGGACTGGATACAATCAGAACAGAAGATGCAGTCTTTATTACAGAAGGACCGTTCGACAGCACGTTCATTCGCAATGCGTGTGCTATGTGTGGAAGTGATGTTCATCTCGGTGACTGCGGGATTCGCAATCCTGTTTGGGTCTATGATAACGAACCCAGGAACCAACAGATCATCGATCGAATCAGTAGAACAATCAGTAATGGCAACTCCGTAGTCATTTGGCCTAAGGATATCAAAGAAAAAGATATCAATGATATGGTCCTTGCTGGACATGACGTTCAAAATATAGTAGACTCCAACATACATGCTGGTCTACAGGCACAAGTTAAATTAAACGATTGGAAAAAAGTATGAGTAACGGCACCAAAGTTAAAAAGAGAAGTGGTCACATCGAGTCTCTTGACCTTGACAAGATGCACATCATGGTTGAGGAAGCAACTAAGAATCTATCTGGAGTTTCTGCCTCACTAGTTGAAATGAGCTCTGGTATCCAGTTCTATGATGGTATTACCACAGATGAGATTCAACAGATTCTTGTAAAGTCTGCTGCCAATCTAATCACCCTGGAGACACCAAACTATCAGTTTGTTGCAGCACGTCTACTCCTATTCGGTCTTCGTAAGCAGGTCTATGGTAAGAGATATGAGCATCCACATCTGCTGAAGCACATCAAAACCTGTGTCGAAAATCGTGTCTACGATCCTGCTATCCTAGATAAGTATACTGAGGAAGAGATTGCACAAATCGGTTCATGGATTGACCATGATCGTGACTACTTGTTTACCTATGCTGGTCTTCGTCAAGTAGTTGATAAGTATCTCGTTCAAGATAGAAGTAATGGGCAGGTGTATGAGACACCTCAGTTCATGTATATGTTAATCTCTGCGACTATTTTTGCAGAGTATTCTCCAGAAACCAGATTGGATTATGTCAAAAGATACTACGACGCAATCAGCAAACACAAAGTCAACATTCCAACCCCTATCATGGGGGGAGTGCGGACACCACTTCGACAATTTGCTAGTTGTGTTCTGGTTGATGTTGATGACACCCTCCCTAGTATCGAGTCTAGTGATGCTGCAATTTTTAGGTATGTTGCTCAAAGGGCGGGCATTGGCATCAATGCAGGTAGAATCCGTGGCATCAACAGCAAAATCCGAGGGGGAGAAGTTATTCATACAGGGGTTATCCCATTCCTCAAAAAGTTTGAAGCAACTGTCAGAAGTTGTACACAAAACGGGATTCGTGGTGGAAGTGCTACTGTCCACTTTCCAATCTGGCACTCAGAAATAGAAGACATTATTGTTCTTAAGAACAATAAAGGAACAGAAGACAATCGAGTGAGGAAACTTGACTACTCAATCCAACTATCAAAGATTTTCTACGAACGTTTCATTAAGAATGAACAGATTAGCCTGTTCTCACCGCATGACGTACCAGGTCTCTATGATGCTTTTGGTACTGATTCATTTGACGATTGCTATGTGGGCTATGAATCAGATCAGTCTGTTCCAAGAAAGACTATCGGGGCACAGGAACTAATTCTAACCATTCTGAAGGAGAGAGCAGAGACTGGTCGGTTGTATCTTATGAATATCGATCACTGCAATACCCACTCATCCTTTAAGGATCAGGTTTACATGTCAAACCTGTGTCAGGAGATTACACTTCCGACTAAACCTTTGACACACATTGATGATGCTGAAGGGGAGATTGCTTTGTGCATTCTTTCTGCTATCAATGTAGGCAAACTTCGTAATATTGACGAACTAGAGGAACTATGTGACCTGTCTGTTCGTAGTCTGGAAGAACTGATTGATTATCAGGGGTATCCTATCAAGGCTGCTGAGGCAGCCACAAAGGCACGTAGATCCCTTGGAGTGGGGTTCATTGGTTTGGCCCACTATCTTGCCCGTGCTGGTATGAAGTATGGTGATGAGGCATCTCTTTATGAGACTCATCGTTTAACAGAAGCATTCCAATACTATCTACTCAAGTCATCTAATGAGATTGCTAGAGAGAAGGGTGCTTGTACAGCATTTGATCGTACCAAATATTCAGATGGAATTCTTCCTATCGATACATATAAGAACGAAGTTGACGAATTAGTTTTACCAGAGTATAATTATGATTGGGACGGTCTTAGGGCATCTATCAAAGAGTTCGGATTGCGACACAGCACATTGTCCGCACAGATGCCTTCGGAGAGCAGTTCCGTTGTGTCAAACGCAACCAATGGAATCGAACCTCCTCGTGGATACCTGTCCATTAAGAAGTCCAAAAAAGGACCACTCCCACAAATAGTACCTCAGTACAATTCTCTCAGGAAAAACTATACTCTGCTCTGGGATATGCCCTCGAATGAGGGTTACATTAAAATTGTTGCAGTGATGCAAAAGTTCTTTGACCAAGCCATCTCTGGTAATTGGTCTTACAACCCAGAGAACTATCCCGATAATGAAGTGCCAGTGTCTGTGATTGCAAATGATTTCCTAATAACATATAAGTACGGTTGGAAAACATCATATTATCAGAACACATATGATAATAAAAAGGATGAAGCTTTTGAAGATCAAACACAAGTCAAAGATCAATTAGAAACACTACTCACGGAAATAGAAGATGCAGACGAATCAGAGTGCGAAGCTTGTAACCTATAGACCAACTGGTATGACAGTCTTTTATAAGCAACAGCATGATACTAAAAAGCAACCTATGTTTTTCGGTAGACCACTAGGCATACAACGTTATGATGAATATAAGTATCCAGTTTTTGACAAACTTAATCAACAACAACTGGGATACTTCTGGAGACCTGAGGAAGTCAGTCTCCAGAAAGATCGAGCAGATTATCAGACACTACAGTCCCAACAAAAGCACATCTACACTTCTAACCTTAAATACCAGATCCTCCTGGATTCTGTACAAGGGCGTGGTCCTGGGCTTGCTTTTATCCCTTATTGCAGCCTACCCGAACTAGAGGGTGCTATGTTGACCTGGGAGTTCTTTGAACAGATCCATAGCAGGTCATATACTTACATCATTAAGAACATCTACAGTGACCCATCTGAAGTTTTTGATGCCATCCTTGATGACGAACGTATCATTGCACGTGCAGAGTCTGTTACTAAAGCATACGATGAGTTTCTACAGGCAGCACAAGAATGGGGTGCAGGTAACCAGTGGGAACATGCTATCGAAGATTGTGAGTCTGCTCAGTTGGAACTCAAGGAACTCAAAAGAAAACTCTATAAGGCAGTAATGAATGTCAATATCTTGGAAGGAATTAGGTTCTATGTTTCTTTTGCTTGTAGCTTTGCTTTTGGTGAACTTAAACTCATGGAAGGTTCAGCAAAAATTATCTCCCTTATTGCTAGAGATGAGTCACAGCACCTCGTCTTGACTCAGAATATTATTAATAAGTGGAGATCTGGTGACGATCCTGAGATGATCGAGATTGCCAAAGAGGAAGAGGAGAACGTCTATGAGATGTTCAACAAAGCAGTGACAGAAGAGAAAGAGTGGGCAGACTATCTGTTCATGGATGGTAGTATGATTGGTCTGAATGACAAACTGCTCAAGCAGTATGTTGAGTGGGTCACTAACCGTCGTCTGAGAGCAATTGGATTGAAACCAATCTATGATATTGCTGCTAATAACAATCCACTGCCATGGACTGAGCACTGGTTGAACTCTAAGGGTCAGCAGAATGCTCCTCAGGAAACTGAGATTGAGTCGTATGTCATCGGAGGAATCAAACAAGATGTTCAGAAAGATACGTTTGCTGGTTTCAAGTTGTGATGAAAAAATCTTTGCCTGGCTGGAGGGAAAATCTCCTACAGACAAACTTACCCAATCAGGAGGAGAGAAATCTCCTCTCACGGGGTCCATCAAGTCTCGCACAAGCATTCCGAATGCAAGCAATAAAATGGAAATACCAGATCCGTGGTACTAACTAAATATTATGAGAAATCCATATGATGAATGTACGAAAACCCCTGGACCTATTTGGAACAAACTTTTGATAGCATCGATGTTGGGGACTACTTTGGTTTTGTTTATGAAATTACCAATCTCCTCAACGGTAGACGTTACATTGGAAGAAAGTATTTTTGGTCCTTCCGAACCCCACCAGGTAAGAAAAGAAAACAAAAACAGGAGAGTGATTGGCAACGGTATTACGGATCGTGTCCAGAACTAAAGGATGATGTAAAAAAGTACGGGAAACTGAACTTCAAAAGAACAATACTTTCACTACATACTACGAAAGGTCAATGTAATTTTGAAGAGACCAAGCAATTATTTCTAAATAATGTGCTTACTGAAGAGGTGGGACCTAACGCACCCCTCTTCTACAACAGCAATATACTGGGTCGGTACATGAGGAAAGATTATTTTCCCTGGACCATTGACACCCAATAGATTTTCCTCTATACTTAC